AACGATATTCATCAATTAATTGCCACAGCAGTTCAACGTTTGAGAGATGAAGAAGGTTATAAGGTTCGTGCAGTTGTTCCTGTGTATGAAGGTGGGTATGACTACAATTATGAAGGCATTTCAGTAGTAGCTAATGGCGTTGTATTGGAAGATGGTACTCAAATTGATACTACAACTGCGGCTGGTTATTTTGCTGGTATCTCATCTGCTACTGATGCAAGTAAATCATTAACTTATTCAGAATATCCTGGTGCAGTTTCAACTAATCCATCACTGAATAACGAATCAACCATTAAGGCATTAAATGATGGTTTGATCGTATTTACAGCCAAGCGTGGTAGACGTGTGGTAATCGAACAAGATATTAATTCATTGACTACATTTAGCGACAAGAAGCCTAAAGACTTTAGCAAGAATCGAATCATCAGAACTCTAGATCAGATTGCTACTGAATCGGAAGAAGCCTTTGAAGATATGTTCATTGGCAAGGTCAATAATGATTCAACTGGTCGTGACTTATTTAAGGCCAATCGAGTTTCTTATATGTCGAACTTGATGAAAGCAGGCATTATTGCTGATTTTGATTCATCAGATTTAACAGTTGAACCTGGTAATGATAAAGATTCAATTTTAGTCAATGTGGCAGTAACGCCAGTTGATAGCATGGAAAAACTTTACATGACAATCGTGGTTGAATAGGAAGGAGAATGAAATATGGCTGAATCAACAAGTACTATTGGTAGTTTTTTAAATGGTAGAGATACTATTTCAACAAAGGACGCCAAACTATATATCACAATTAATGGAAAAGTGATTCCTTTGATTGAAGCTACTAAATTTACAGCAAAGTTAGAGAAAAATAAGGAAGATGTTCAAACTCTTGGTAGTAGATGGAAACACAAGAAAACAACAAGTGTTGAAGGTACCGGTACTTTAGGTGGATATGTAATCAGTTCAGCGTGGTTGAAATATGCTTTACCTTACATTCAAGGCGGCAAAGATTTATACTTTGAAATCACGATGTCAATTGAAGACCCCACTTCAAGAGCTGGAAAACAAACAGTTCACTTAGGCGAAGTTAACTTAGACGATATTCCTATTGGAGATTTTGAAGCCGATGATGGTGTAATGGAATGGGAATCAGACTTTACGTTTGAAGAAGTAGATTTGGTAACACCATTTACAGGATTTGATTTATAGGAGGAGTTTTATTAATGGCAGACGTTAAAGATTTTTTGATGGAAAATGTGGATGCAAAACCGGAAACAAGAGAGGTTAAGTTTCCTCGATTTAAAGCACCATTTGTAATTAAATCAATTACAGAAGATGAGAATTCAGTTCTTCAAAAACAAGCCACAACTAAGACGAAAGACAGACAAACACGTCAAATTACATCAACTGTTGATCAATCTAAATATGTTGATCTGTTAGCAGCCACATGTGTTGTGTCTCCTGAACTTGATAATGCTGATTTACAGAAGAGTTGGAACTCAATTGCTGATCCAGTGGGACTTTTGAAAAAAATGTTAAAAGTTGGAGAATATGCCGAATTACTCAACCAAATTCAAGATTTATGTGGGTTTGATTTAGAGGATGTGGATGATCTGCGTGAAGAAGTAAAAAACTAGCTAATTCTAGTGATACAGGAGATTTAAATTACTATTTCTATGCAATGAATGAATATCACTGGACGCCTCAAACGTGGCTTTCGTTTTCAAATAGAGAAAGAGCGTTAATTATCGCTGGAATTGAAATAAGAATCAATGAGGAAAAGAAACAACAAAAAGAGGCAGAGAGAAAGGCTAAGTCCAAAGCACATCGCTAGGATTTAGCCTTTTTTTGCTAGAAAGGAGGTTAATATGGCTACTATAAGTTCCACAATTAAAATTTACGATGGCTTTTCTTCAACATTAAGTAAATTAGGTTCAGGTTTAAGTAAAGGGGAATCAGGTTTTCAACGTTTTAAATCAGTTTTAAACGGTGGTGGTGCGTTTAGCGGACTAACTAAATCAGCTGGACAAGCTGGTGGATTGTTCAAATCTGTTCTTGGTGGAACTGTTGTCGGTGCTGGAATCACTAAAGGTATTGGACTGGCCACTGCTGGAATTACTTCTATGGTAGGTGAGTTGAACGAGTCAAGTAAGGCATGGCAGACATTTGATGGTAATATGCAGATGATGGGTAAGTCACCTAAGCAAATAGCTGTTGCTAAGGGTTCCATGCAAAAATTTGCTCAACAGACTATTTACTCTGCTTCCGATATGGCCTCTACTTATAGTCAATTAGCGGCCGTCGGTATCAAGGGTACTGGAAAGCTGGTTAAAGGTTTTGGTGGATTGGCTGCTGCGTCTGATAACCCGCAACAAGCTATGAAGACACTTAGTCAACAAGCTACTCAAATGGCTGCAAAACCAATGGTACAATGGCAAGACTTTAAGTTGATGTTGGAGCAAACACCTGCTGGTGTATCTCAAGTCGCTAAGACGATGGGAATGTCGACTAAAGATTTAGTTTCAAGTGTTCAAGATGGTAAAATTGCAACTCAAGACTTCTTTAATGCTATTTCTTCTACGGGTACTAATAAGTACTTTTCAAAAATGGCTACACAATATAAGACAGTTGGTCAAGCTATGGACGGTTTAAAAGAAACTGTTGCTAATAAGATGCAAGGTGCATTTGATCGGGTTGGTAAAGTTGGAATTAAGATGGTAAGCAATTTAACTGATTCAATCGGGAATATTAACTTTGATGCGTTCGCCGACAAAGCAATGATAGTTATTGGAAAGATTAAACAAGGTATTGGCGATATGTTTAGCGGTTTTAAATCAACTGGTGCGTTAGATAATATCAAAACTATGTTTAACGATTTAGGAAAAGCCGGTAGCAAAATATTTGGAAAAATGTCTGGTGGAAAAAATAATATTTTTTCACAATTAGGGGCATTTGCCGGCAGCTCTTTATCAGGAGTTGTTAAATCTATTTCATCAATTGCAAAAGTTATTGGTAATTTGAAACCTTCTACAATTGCAGCATTAGGTAGTGCTTTTGTAATTCTAAAAGGTGGTTTAAAAGGTCTTGTGTTTACAGCCATTATCAATGGAATTAGTAAATTGAAGCCAAGTACTATAACTAAAATTGCGGGAACAATTAAAAATCTTGCAGTTGCATTTATAATTTTGAAGGCAGCTATGAAAATTGGCAGTGGAATATCAAATTTTTCAAAGATGTTTAAAAAAATGAAGACCCCTAAGACACCTAAAGTTCCTAAAACGCCTGAGTTACCTCAAACTCCTAAGACTGGTGGAATTATTCAATCAGCTGCTGCTTACATGAAATTAGGAGCAGCTTTGATGATGGTGGGTGCAGGTATTGCTCTAGCTGGTGGTGGAATGTTGCTTATGGCTATGGCGACTCAAAAGATTGCCTCGGGTGGTGGTGCTGCTATTGCTGTATTTTTTGGTATGTTTGCAGCAATTGCCATACTTGCCGTTGTGGTCAAATTATTAGGGCCTGAATTTATCGTGGCCGCTGCTGGATTTTTAGTATTTTCAGCAGCCTTGTTATTGATTGGTGTGTCTATTTTCATTGCTTCTGCCGGTATAGCATTATTAGCTACTCAATTGCCTTTAATTTCTCAATATGGTGTTAGTGCAGCTGTTGGATTATTGGCTTTGGCTGGTGCTATTGCGGTATTTGGATTAGCAGCTATTGTTGGGGCTGTTGGTGTGTTAGCACTTGGTATTGCCATTGCGGTTCTTGGAGTAGGTTTTGTAGTAGGTGCAATTGGAGCCATTTTATTTGGTGCAGCTTTGTTATTAATTGGTGTCGGTGCAATGGTTGCTGCAGTTGGTACTTTATTGCTAGGGGCTGGATTAATGATTGTTGCGGCTATGTCAATGCTAGCTGCAGTTGGTTTGTTATTGATGGCAGTGGCATTAGTTATGATTGCAGCAGTTGTACTTATAGCAGGCGTTGGAATGATGATATTTGCTGTTGCGCTAATGATGGCTGCACCGCTTATGATGATTGCTGCTGTTGGTGCCTTATTATTAGGAGTTGCAACAATTATATTGGGAGCTGGTTTGCTAATTGTCGGTGCTGCATTGATGGTTGTTGCTAGTGGTTTAACTATGGTAGCTTCAGCGGTTATTACCTTGGCGACAGCATTTATTATGGCTGGAACTATGATGGTGAATGCTATCGTTAGTGCAATGTCAGGTGTTGTTAATGCTGTAAGTAGTGGTATTAATAATGCCGTAAATGCTGCTAAGGGGTTTGTTAATTCATTGGTTAGTGTAGGTAAAGATTTAATTCAAGGCTTAGTTAATGGTATTAAATCAATGATTGGATCGGCTGTCAGTGCAGTTAAGAGTGTTGCTGGTAAAGTAGTTTCTGCTGCTAAGTCTGTGCTTCATATTGGTTCACCATCAAAATTGTTTAATCAATACGGGCGTTGGGTTGATCAAGGTTTAATCAATGGATTGAATAGAGATTCAGGCGCTGCAGCTGATGCTTCAGCCAATATGGCACAAGGAGTAGTAGATGCTGCTTCTAATATGAATCCTCAAATTGGACCAATGACTATGAGTGGATTAGCAAATAACCCTGGTGATATGTTAGCAAATGGTTTTCAACGTGCATTAGGTGTTTTAAACACTTTGATGACAACCTTTCAAGGTTTAAATGGATCCAATCTAGGTGTTAATGGAACGATTCAAAATGATTTAAAAAATGATGATCCAGTTATAGGTGCTGGTGGTATTGTTTCAAAAGGTGCTAATAGCAGTACAACGTCAAATAGTCAAAGCACTGTTAACATTTCGCCTGGAGCAATTCAAATAAATAGCACAGGGAATGAAAACTATGATGGTGAAAAATTAGTTTCAATTATTGAACAATATTTAATAGACAGAAATAATGCTTCACTAGGATAGGAGGCGATGTATGTGGATAATCATTTAGGATTTTATTTAACAAATGATTCAAATGAAACGATTGAATTACCAGTTAATCCAACAGAAATTATGGTAAAGCGTGAAAGTGATGATAAATCTGAAACCGTTATTAAACTTGGTGAAGTCAATTTATTGGGTGAAGACAAATTGCAGGACATTAGCATTGAGAGTTCACTACCTATTGATCCTAAGGCAGAGCATTATGTTTCAGCATTAGAATTATTGGATTCAGCTCAAGATTATATCGATTGGATTGAATCAGCTAGAAAATTAAAAAAACCAATTAGATTGGTTATTTCAACTACTAAGGTTTCTCTGAAGTCAACGATTGCCAGTTTTGAATATGGTATGAAGAATGGATATGATGGCGAATATACTTACACATTGTCGTTAAAAGAATTCAGACCGTTTGAGGCAAAAAAAATAGGCGTTAAACAACAACCAGTACAGACTGTTGAAGAACGTCCTAGTCCACCTTCAAAGGTGGGTATGGGTTCAATTGTGATTGTTAATGGTCAACTGCATAGAGATAGCCAAGGTAATGGACTGGGGCAAATAGAGCAAAATGCTACTAGAAAGATTTCTATAGTTGCTCCTGGTGCTTTATATCCATATCATGTCGCTACTTTAGATGGTGGTGCTCGTGGTTGGGTCAAAGAAAGTGATGTGAGATCAGCATGATTACTAAGTTTACTATTGGTCGCCGACATAGTGGTGATACTTGGGATGTTATTAATTTAGTTAGTAATATCAAATGGGTTACTGATTTAAACTTTGCTGCAGGTACATTAACATTTGATTTGCTATTTGATAGTTCGTTTTATCCTCAAAATGGTGATGTAGTTGAATTTCAATGGGATGAGCAAAAAATATTTTATGGTTATATCTTTAAGGTGAATTTCAAAGAAGATAAGAAGTTTAGTATTACCGCCTATGACAAGACTAGATATTTAAAAAATCAAGATTCATTAGTTTGGCCAATCTCGACCATTTCAGATAGATTTGATACTGTTTGTAAAATGGCTGAAATCAGTCACAAGGTTGTTAATGGTTCAGATTATAAATTACCTGCAGAAGTTGCCGATAATAAGACATACTTTGATATGTTGAAATCAAGCATTGATAAGACTCAAAAGGCTACTAATCAAATGTATTATGTACTTGCTAACTATGATGTTGTTGAATTGAGAAAAGCTCCATATAACGAATTGAATATTATTGTTGGTGACCAGTCCTTGTTGACTGGCTTTTCTTTTGAAAAATCAATTGATGAAGCCGCTAATTCAGTTCGTATTATAAAAAAGAATCAAGCTGAATCACAACAGACTAGTTCAACTTCATCTGATAGTGAAGAATCTAGTGGTGACGATCCAGACAAAACTAGTTTCAACTACACTGATAGTAGTGCAGGTAATGTTCAAGATTGGGGTAAGCTTCAAATAGTCGAAAATGCTAAAGATAAAGCTAATGATGCTCAAATGAAACAGCGCGCAGATGAACTGTTGAAAGAAAAAAATAGGGAGACTTATACATTAAGTTTGACCTGTTTAGGCGATACGTCATTGGTTGCTGGTAATTCTGTGAATATTCAAATTGGTGATTTATCTAAGGCTGGTTTTTGGATTAATAACACGGCAATTATGAAGGCTACCCATACTTTTGACGTGGATTATAAATGTGATTTAGAAATGAAGGTGAATGAGCCATGGCTGGAGAACAACTCCTCGGAATGATGAATAGTAAAGGTGGTAACGAATCAGATTATGCCGATATTGTTTATGGAAAAGTTATTTCAGATTCACCGTTAAAGATTCAGACATCAAATCAAATGATTTTGTCTGAGTCTTTTTTAGTACTTGGAAGACAAGTTACCAAACATCAGGAGCGTATCAGAGTGCTATCTCATCATGATTCTATTGGAGATACATCAGGTAATCGTCCCGATGTTTTTGAAACGATTGAAATTGACGGAACATTAAAAGATGGTGATTCAGTAGTGATGATTCGTTTTAATGGTGGTCAGCAATTCTTTGTTCTTGAAAGAACTAATGACAGAGTAGGAGATGATAACTAAGATGGATAATCCTACAAAAACTTATCAGGTTAAAAATGGTCGTATCTTGAATAAATTTGATGGTCATGAAGCGATGATTCAAGCGGTTGATAAGATTCTTAAAACAGAACGTTTTGTTTATCCAATTTATGATAATCAGTATGGCAATGATTTCTTCGAACTATTTGGAAAAAGTTTCGATTATGCCACAGTCGAGGTTGAAAGAATGGTCAAAGAGGCTTTATTTGCAGATAGTAGAGTTTTGACTGTAACGGTTGATGATATTGAGATTTTGAATAGAAACATTTTAAAGGTTCATGGTTCATGCACAACTGTGTATGGAGATATCAAGATAGAAAGTGAGGTGAGTGTAAATGACGCCTGAAGATTTATCTAATAAGATTGAGAAACAAAACTTTGAATTTTATTTAACTCAAATGATGGCTAAAGTTCCGAATGATATCGATAAGCGACAAGGTTCAATTATCTATGATGCTTTAGCACCAGCTGCAATGGTGATGGCTCAACAATCTTTGAGTTTATCCAATATTGTTCGAGAAACTTATATCAAAACTGCAGACAGCGAGTTTCTTGATTATCGCGCTGTTGAGCATGGAACTTCAAGACAGCTGGCAACTGCAGCACAAGTCAAAGCCAAGTTCTTAGATTCAAAGGGAAATTCAATTGACAATGTTGAAATTGGTGATCGATTCGCCAGTTTAGGAGATACTCCAGTATTCTATAAGGTTATTAAAATCAATGATGATCTTACGGGAATGTTGGAAACTGAAGAAGTTGGAACACGTCCTAATGGATACCTTGGTCAAATCTTGCCAGTGACGCCTAATGATGTTTTATCATGGGCTGAGATTATTGAAGTGTCGATTCCAGCTAAAGATAACGAAACCGATGATCATTTGAGAAACAGGCTTCTATCAACTGATTCGTGGATCGCATACGGTGGAAACATTGCTGACTACTTGGATATGATTTCTAAAATATCTGCAGTAGGTTCAGCCCAGGTCTATCCAACTTGGCAAGGTGGTGGAACAGTCAAACTAGTTATTTTAGATAATGATTTGATGCCGG